GTGTCAATAGCTCCAATAGGAGACCAGAACTACCAGCTCCTCGGACAGAAGCGCAACTCAGCAATTAAGCTCATAGCATCTTATGGAGATCGAATCCTTGTCACCGATGTTGTCGATTCAACCAACGGCTTCTGCTTTCAGGAGGATAATATCGCAACTGATGTGGATGGTTCTGGTAATACATCTCTTATCGGAGCACATAGCAGAAGATGGTATTGCTCCAGGCGAAGGTTGATACTTGGAGCCGGTGTCTGGAATATTGGATTAGTGGTTGTTTGCGACGTTGATAAGTGTCACTTCACTGCGCGCAATGCAAATATCGAGATTTTCTACCGTTAGATCTATACTTAATAGAGGAGTTTTACAATGGCAGCAGGAGCATTGACGGGAGCATTAGTTGGAACAGCGCTTGCACCAGGCGTTGGAACTGCTATCGGAGCAGCAGGTGGCGCTCTTATAGAGAATATGCCAAAGCTACTGGGCAACGAGCAGTCCAGATATGTAAGGAAGCGTCTCGATGAACTCCAACGTATGCAGGAGATGGGAACGCTGGGACTTACTGAGGAAGAGAAGAAAGCAATCTTCGGCTCTCAACAGGCTCAGATACAGGGACAGTTGCAAGCTGCTCAGGCACAGTCAAGGGCTGCTGGCGCTGCAGGAATGCAGGGAGCAGGAGCTGCACAACTTCAGGCTGCAAAGGCTGCTGAGACTCAAGCTGCGCTAACTGCACAAACTCAGCGCGGTCTCGAAGCTGCTGACATCGAACGCAAGCGTCAGCAAGAGCAAGAGATTGAAAAGCTAATATCGATGAAGGCTCAGAAGCAGAAGGAACGTCAGGAAGCAATTGCTGAGATTGGTTCTGCAGCATTTACTGGCGCAACTGAAGCTGGCTTCTCAGAGTTTATCACTGGCGCTTCGCCACAGCAACCAGCTGGTTTGTCTAACAGAGAGTTGCAGATACAAGTTGATACTATGAATCAGAATCTTCCAATGGATAGACAAACTTCTGTTGAAGAACTGAGAGAGTTGTTAGAAATGGGCGCTGATCCAGGATTCTTCAAAAGGTTGATGGGGAGCTACTGATATGCCAAAAGTTATTTCTGTTCCAGAAGGTCTATACTTTGTTGGCACTGAAGAGCAGCGTCCTATTGCTCAGACTAATGCTGGCAGATATATTGAAGCATTTACTAAGAGCCGCGAGAAGGCTTTTAATCTTGCTCTAGAGCAGGCGATGCTCGATGTTGAAAATGAAAAACTGCGTTATGAGACTGAAGCAAGTTTCATAGCTGACAGGCAGAAAGCTCTTCAGAAGAGAATCGGAGATATTGAAAAGTCTCTTGCTGATATTGAACAGGGAAGAGTTGATGCCACTAATGAGATGCGTAAATACGGTCTTGGGCTTGGCGTCGATATTGCAAAGAAGAATGCTGATCTTGAAGCTAATAGAAAGAAGGCAGAAGCTGAAAAAGCATTTCCATCAGTTGGTTCCAGTTGGTCTGTTCAGACAGGCGATGGTTCTACGTTTGGCACTGCTGAACGCAAAGGAGCTAATCTGTCTGAAGCAGAGCAGAGAGAACTTGCAGAATCCTCTGCAGCAGGCGGAGGAAATCCAATTACTGCAGCTAAGAATTATGGAAGAAAGTTGCAAGCAGCTGAAGGCGCTGAAAATCCAACTGTTCTGAAAACAAAGCAAGCAGCTTTAGTCGAGAATGAAAAAAAGCAGCGAGCAATGAGATTAGGAATATCTGTTGAAGAAGCAGAAATACAAGTCCTTGGAGAACTAGATGCTGATGGAACTCTAGATTCATTTGTTGACGCTTATTTGGATTCAAAACCGCCACCTCCTGTAAGTGGTGATGGAGCAGTTTCACTAAGATCAGGTTCAGAACGTGGATACGCAACTGAGAATAAGTATGGAAAAATTGATGAGACCACTGTTGGAGCTCCAACTGCGCAGCAATATGATGTTGAAAAGTTTGATCCAAAGCAATTGGAAGCTATGAAAGCAGGACTAGAGCAGCAACTTCTAAGTCTTGATCTTCCACTTCCTCCAGAACAAGACCTTATTACAGCAGCTCGCAGACTATACAGGGATAGGTTTGGTCCAACAACCGGTGGCCGCGCTGGATTTGAGGAGCGTCTGCGTTCTGCTGCTTTGGTTAATCAGCCTGATCGGGGAGCAGGAACTATAGAGAACTTTAGGAGACTTAATGTTCCTGAAGCAAGTGAAGAGACCAAGCGCTCTCTGATGGATCAACCTACTGGTATGCTAGCCTCGACACGCAAACCAATACTTGATTTGTCTCAGTTTGACGCGTCTGCTTTAGAGGCATCTAGAATGGCCTCAGAGACACCGGCAGTTACAGCCCCTATGGAACCTAAGCTACGCCCGCAGGATGTCTTCTTGGCATCAAATCAAGCCAAGGAGAAGGCTTCTAAGCCATCTGCCAATAGGTATCTGTTGTCAAGATATTTGGAAGGAAAGAAACTGGCTGAGCAAGGTTCGAGGTTGGACAGACTAATTAACTCTGGGCCAGGCAAAGTTGCGTCACAAGTATACTCTGGTAACATATCAAAGAACTTACCACTCAGCAAGACACTAGAAGAGATTACATTTACTTATGCTGACGATCCAGAAGCAAGAGATAGAGCTATAGATATAGCAATGGCGCTTGACCTCAAGTCAGAAAATTCAAAGAAGATGCCAACAGCCTAGGAGATTCCGTTGACTCCAGAAGAGAAGAAAGCCTTTCTTGAACGTATCAGAGCAGATCGTGCTGCAAAGCAAGCTGCTCAAACTCCAGGAGTTACTACAGGACCATTGCCTAGAGGCGCTATAACTGGTTCGCCAAAACCTCCTCCTACTACACGCAGTCCTGAGAATGAAGCATATCTCGAGCGCATCAGGGCTGATCGTAGAGCAAAGGCTGGTATTACTACAGGTCCAACTCAGGAACCTGCTCCAGGTATTACTCCAGCTGAAGCAAAGATAGAAACTAAAAAGTCTGAACTAACTCAGGCAACTGCAGAAACAAGGGAAGCTCGCGGCAAACTGCGTGAGCAGCTAGCTCTGAAGTATGCTAATGCTCCTCTAACTGATGAAGAAAAGCGCAACAAGATAGAAGCTGAGATTTCAGCTATAGCTGAGCCAATGTATGTTGGTGGATTTGAAGGTCCTATTAGGCCATATGGTGGTCCAGCATTTGGTATTGAAATACCAGGTATAACACCATCGCGTATTCCTGAGGGAGCAAAGGCAGCGCCAGGTATCTCTGGACCAATGGACGTGCTAGGAGTTTTGAGTCCAAAGGTTGAAATTCCAAAGCAGTCTGAGCAGGCTCTTATTGATTATCCATTCGACGACCTTGCTTTTGAACAATCAATAAAAGCTCTCAATGATGCAGACAAAGCCCAGAGTCGTGCATCTTATAACGCTTTCAAGAAGACTTACGACAAGTATAGAAAGACTTTCCCATCCATATCATCAGGTGGTATCCTGGATATGGTGCAGAAGAAGATTCAGGATATTCCTAACAAGCAAGTTGTATTCAATCCTGTTGCTGGCGGATATGAGAATCCTCTGTTGCGTGCAGTCCAGATGCAGGGAACTACTGGAACTCTATACGATTTAGACGAGATACAGTCTGACTATTACAAAGAAGTTGCCAAAGAGTTGATTCCATTTCAGACTGATCAACTAAGGCAACAGCTTGCAAATAAGACAAAGACTCAAGAAACTAGAGACCGTTTTGGTATCGTTATATCCAGCAAACAAGTCCCACTAACTCAGGAAGACATAGAGCAAGAAGTCAAGAGGGCAGTATCATCAGGTCAAATAGGCGGAACTGACATCTTCACAGATCCAGAGAAGATGAAACAGTTTATGAAGAATCCACAGAACTTTGCAACAAGAACTTGGACTGGTGGTCTTGAGTTTCCAGGCGGAGCAACAGTTGAATCTCCAGCGATGTGGTTCGTTAGAGCAGCAACTGCTATTCCTAACGCTATAGCTGGTGCAGTTGGTTTTGGTTATGGAACTGTAACAGGCGTTCAGGAAGCAAGAGAAGCAGCGCGTGATGAAAAGTATAAACCAAAAGGCGAAGGTCTTGGTGTTGGACTTGCTTCTAACATTGCAGCAAACGTGGCTGAGGTTGGTGGTTATGGAAAGGAATTTGGCGACATCATAAAGTATAATCCAAATCCAACTATCAATCAATTTGAAGGTGCTGCAATAGTTGCTGGAACAGTTGCAGACATAATTGGTTTTGGCGATATTGCTATTGTTGCTGGTGGCGCCGGTGCTATTCGTGGAGCTGTAGCTGCTAAAGCAGCAACTGCCGCAGCTGGTATCAAAGGAATTGACAGACTGTCAGACGTTATTTCAGTTGCAGCAAAGACAGGCGCTGCAGACTATCTGAACTCTCTTCCATTAATCGGCAGAATGGCTGAGAAAGTAAGTCCAACTGATATAAGAGTTGTATATGGCAGCAGACTTGCTGATGAGATTGATGCTGCAGATAACTTTGCAAAACTATATGACGGTTATATTGCAAAAGGTCTCAGCAAGAGTGATGCACTTCAAGCAGCAACAGATGATTTGGTAAAAACAGGTCTTGATAAAAGCAGCTTCTTTAACAAAACTAAAACTCTAGATCCAGATGCAGCACGTAAGTTAGCTGAAGATACAGTGAAAAGTGTAACAGACTACAAATACTATGATGAAGTAAGGAATGCTACAAATAAGTGGGAAGCAGGTGGAGAACTTACTGCTGCTGAACAGAAACTAATTGCTCCTTATATTAGAAGATCTAGTATGGTTTCTGCAGAAACTTCTAAACTACTTACTCAACTTGCAAGAGATATTGGTGAGACTGCTGGAAGAGTTGATCTTAACCTTGCCAGTCAAGTTGTTCGTAAGGGGCTAGCACAAGGTATCAAGAACTTTGCTAGATTTGATACCGCAGTGAAGCAAATTGACGATGCACTATCTACAGCTAGAATTAAAGGAACTCAACTTAAAGCTCTGTCAAGAAACGTTGTTGCATCTGAAGATGTTATCAATAAGACAATAGAAACATATAAAAATAGTTTCTTCTACAAAACCGTTATTGAACCAAGTAAACAAATAGTCAAAGCAGTCTATGGTGGTAACGTTTTAGATGCTTATGAATTAACTCCAGAAATGAAAAAGTTTATTTCAAAAGCTGTATCAGTATCACGCATAGATAATAAGCTAATTGAAAGTGATGCTACCAGAATACTAGAGTTACTTGCTGAAAATAAGATAACTCTTGATGACTTAAGACTATTGAACGACTTACACGTTGAAGGTATTGCATTAGGACGAGCCGGAGCACTACCAAAGACTGCACTAGCTACAGAAGGGATGCTAGCAAAAGGAGCTGAAAAAGTTGCACCTTCACTACAGCTCAGGCGCACAGCAGCACAAGAAAAGCGGTTGCAAGAAATAACAAGAAACACACCAGTTGTTATAGGCAGAATTACTAACGCAATAAATAATTCAATTAGTCCAATCAAGAACCTTGTAACTCCATATCAGAAGCTGCTTATTGATGATGCAATGAGAGAGATGGGCTCACTTTCAAATAGATTGAAGAGTGAATTCAAGCGTATTAATACTGATGCAGAGTTTGCTGCTGCATACGGTGTTACTAAAGATTCTAGCACTGAAGAGAAGATATTTGCTCTAGCACGCGGAGCTTATGCAACAGCTGACGAAGCAACAAAGGCTGCAGTGAGTCCTGTATTCATAGATGAACTATTAAAGTCTATGATATTCGGAGCAAATAAGTCTAGGCTAGCTCAGGCTTGGTCTCCAGGTTATGACTATGGTATGAGTGTATTAGAAGACACTGATGAATTCATAAAGCTCAGAGAGTCATTGCTGAACTCTACTGTTAAGCAAATTTCAGATCAACTTGAATATATTGCAGACACACTAGACGCAATTGTAAAAGGTAATACAAACCAGAAATTGAAAGCTGTTAGTGGCATCGAAGCATTTGCAGTCAATAAGAAGAGATTGTCAGAGGTTGCTGCAACTGTCTATGGCAGAATGAAAGCAAACGAGATAAAGGCAAAAGCTCTAAACAGAGTATTGCAAGAAACAATGTTTGAACTGTCTGATACTTCTAAAATTGTAAGTCAGCTTTTTACAAGACTAGATATTCCAGGAAAACCAAGCAAACTTTTGGTCACTCCTAATAAATTGTTGGAAGCAATTTCTAAGAACAACAATCTATTTAATCAACTTGCAAATCGATATAGAGAAAATAAGACAGTTGTTTTGCCAGTTACAGTAGATGCAAAGTTACTTACCAAAAACTTTGTTGAATTCTATAAAGAAATAAAAAAGAAAGGCACATTCGATAAACTGTATGAAAAGTATAAGTCACTAGAGAAAGCTAAGGGAATAGACGTTCCATCAAAGCAAGACATTGATAAAATAAGTTTTGCTGTTCATATCGAACAAAACCTAAATGACTATGCTGATATTCTTAGCAAGAAGATACTTTCTACAGAGTATGTTCCTGGAGGTCCTAGGACTTTAAGTCCAGAACAGATTGTTCTAGAAATACAGGATAATTTAGATGGCTATTCTGATATTTTAAGTAATTACAGACTAGCAGATATGAATGAACTAGGAGGAATGCGCGAGCCCTATCCAGCAGACAAGATAAATAGAATTTTGTATTCGCTTATTGCTGCTGATATAGAATTTCCTTGGATTGATAATTTAATATCAAATATCAATAAAAGCAATGTTGGAGATTTGCAAACTCTCTTCTTACAAGCAATGGATAGACTTGGAGTAAAGACACCTGATAATGATAAGATAGCTAGATTTCTATCTAACTTGCTAACAAGCGAATCTATGAAAGCTACTGATGCAGATATAAAAGCACTTACCGCTGGAGTATTTGAAAGAGTTGGTTCGACAAGAGGAATACTAGAAGACCTACAAATAACTCGCCAGAAACTAGTTGAGAGTAATGCCGTAAATATTGGAAAGCCTTACAAAACATTTGAGAAACTAGCAAGTGGTAAGTTAGACATTAATCAATTTACCTCTCCAGCCCTTGTTGACGAGTTTGTGAAAGAACTAGGTCTTAATGCAAACTACAACAATATGCTGAAAGAACTTGCTCTACTATCTCAGGAAGCAAGAGGAGGTAATGGCGCAGCTTTCTGGACTGCAAGACGTATTGACAATCTTATAAATCTAGCTCACACTACTTTCTATAATGCTGCACTCTATAGCAGACCTTCATTCCACGGTGTCAATATGTTCTCTGCACCGCTACTACAATCATTTTCTACTGGTCGTGTTCCAGTAATAGAAGATGTCCTTCGTGGAAAGATGCCAGGACAATCAGCAGTCAAAGCAGGACAGATTGTTTTTGATGGTTCAAGAACTGCTAATCCAGTTGTTCGTAATAGAATTGCTGCAGTCGATAAGTTTGGCAATTCATATACATTTGGTCAGCTTCACGATCTAGCAATAAGCAAAGGTCTATTTGTTACAAGAGCAAAAGCAGAATTGTCACCATCATTTCTTAACGATATTAAAGAACTATACAGCAAAGATGGAATACTGAAAGACTACGGTTTGAATGCAAACTTGTTTTCACGTGACTTTTCTGGTTCTCAGTTTGCAAACTATACTGATAGAGTCTGGAGAATGACATCAGTTATAGATGCTCTAGAAGATGGCAAGACGCTCGACCAAGCATTTGATGCAGGTCGCAAGAGTCTCTATGATTACAACAATCTAACTGACTTTGAGAGAGAGTGGATTGCTCCATATGCAAGAAGAGTATTCGTGTTCTATAACTTCAGGCGCCAGTCAATAGGTCAGTTTATGAGTAACCTTGCATCTAATCCTGGCAGAGTTATTCGTCAGATGAGACTTGCAAAGGAAACCTCAGATATAATGGTCGGTGACCAAAACGCACACGACCTGTCTTTCTACTTCGATCCAAACTTTGGAACCTCAGCAATTGCATTGAAGATGAGGCCAGCGCAAACAAGAAATCAGGGAGAGATACTATCTACATTTGCGCTGCCAACTCAGGATGGACTCAACTTTGCTGCAAGCCTACTCTCAAATCCAGTTGGATTCCTAATTGGTTCTGAATTCCCAGCAAAGCAAGGCAGGTCGTTTGAGGGAACTATGGCAGCTGAGATGTTGAGTCCAACTGCAAAGATAGCGCTAGCTATAGCCGGCGGCAAACCAATTGTGTCAAGTCAGAAGATGATGAAGAACTACATACCTCCAGAGCATATGGTTCTGTTCAGTCTTGCTGGTCTTGATGATAACGTTATTGATTACTTTAATGTAAAAGAGGTTGATTCAACCGACAAAGAGAACTCGCTCGATGGTAAGAGCTTCTATGTCGATGACACTAACTTCGATCTCTATAAGCGTCTTGTTGTCGTTGCAGAAACAACAGGAGTTAAATCAGCAGCAACTTATTATGGAAGACTAATCGGAAGTCCAGCACTACAGGGAGCATATCCAGATAGCGCTCTCTCTTTCGCTGGTATTACTCCAAAGAGTGGAGCGCAAATTAAAGAGGCAGCACAAACAAGAGCAGCACAGGAACAATTGAAAGAATTTGGACAAGAAACTGAGTCAGTTGAGAGTTATCGTTTCCGTTAAGATATTTAACTAAACAGGAGCAGCAATGTCAGAGTATAAGCCAGATCCACAGTTCGAGTCACCAATCCCAGGTAAGAAGGCCGGCGCTCCAAAGGCGCAGAAAGTTCCTCCTAAGAAGTATGCGAAGCAGAAGGAAGCTCCAAACGAGGATGTCTATACTGACGTAAAGCCAGTCAAGGGCAAGCAAGGTTCTGGCGGCGGCAAGGGATACAAGTCTTCTGGTGTCCAGGCTCCAGCAAATCCAGCGGAAGCGATATACGATACTCCACCAAAGCGTCCAGGCAAGTCTTCCATCGATGAACTACCAGGACAGCTCACTGCTCCAGTCAAGGTTCCTTCCAAGCCAAAGCCTGCACCAATGAAGGTGAAGTCTCCTCCAAAGGGCAAGTGAGTTATGGCGATAAAGAAGACTAAGAAAGGATACTACGCCACCAGTTCAACTGGTCGTAAGCTGTCCAAGAAGCCAAAGACTAAGAAGGCTGCAATGAAGCAGCTTGCAGCAGTAGAGATTAGCAAAGCACGGAGGAAGAAGTGAGCTACCACATATCGACTTATGAGACTATCCTGGATGTGAATACAACCTATTCAACTCAGGACTCACAGCCTATCAACCTTGCACAGGAGACTGGAGCACCTTACTTCTACGGTAAGATTTCTCTGGGCTATGTGGAATTCTCAGTATCTGGTCTCGATGCAGTAGGTTCTCTATCGCTTCGTCTCTGCACTGATGCTGACGGTCACCACGCTCTTGGTGAGTGGTCATCTCCAGTAATCTGGGGACTGAGCTCAAGTGGAGCAGCTGGAACCTGCACCTGGAAGACTGAACTTCCTTGGGGACAGTATGGAACTGACGTCTATGCCTTCGTCAAGACTGACACAGGTTCAGTCCTAGTATCGAAAGTAACCTTTGTAGTGGAGGACTGATATGGCCGGCACAGCTCTATTCTACCACCGTATTCCTAACACGACTTCACTCAACCTTACTACTACTAATGCTGTTGCACGTTCGTATGCGATGAATCTCAATGCTGCACAGTCTTCGACTGTCGGCAATGGAACGTTCAGAGGTTTCCTCAACACCATCACCATCAACTTCACCACACTCGTTACTGCTGCTTCTGTTGTTGTAACAGTTTGTAAGGATGCTGCCGGTGACCAGCCAATTGGCGCCTTCACAATCAACCTCCAGACTGGCGTGACGACTGCTACTTCTGGCGGCGGCTCAGTGAAGCTGGACATTGGAACCTACCTCACATCACCAACAGTCTACTTCTTCTTCAGGACAAACGCAGGAACTCTAACGCTCACTAATTGTGAATTGACCTGGACGGAGTGATAAAATGGCTTCACTATCCCGACTAAAGCACAAGGTCATACAGACACCGAACCTAGCACTCAGCGCTACCTATGCAACTACCAGAACTGTTCAAATACCACTGTATCAGGACGCGCCTGGTATCGTTGGTAATGATGCAAAGTGGAACGGTATTATCGAGTCAGTTGTTATCAACTACACCACTGCTACTGGTATCGCTTCTATCCTGAGCTTCCTATCCAGAGATGCTAATGGTGATGCTGGTCTTACTCAATCGACTACTACAAACGTCGTTACTGGAACTACGACAGCTACATCTGGCTGTATTAGACTGAACTATGACCTCACACTTGCACTGAACCAGATCAATCTGTGGCTCTTCCTAAGGACGAACGCAGCAACTTGCATTGTCACATCAGTAGAAGTAACTTGGCGTGAATAATGTCTAAGCCCTATGTTCAGCCTAAGCTCAAGCAGACTTACAACAATGATAAGAAGTCTCGTGAGCAGACAACACAGGACTTAGACCTATTCACCAATACTTTGAGAGGTATCGTCCCCGGAAGCGGTGGCGGCACGACTAATTTCCTGAGGGCTGACGGCTCTTGGGCAGCACCGCCAGGAGGCGGAGGATTACCACCAGATGGCACATACGCAGATATTCAAGTCACAGGACTTGGGACAAGTTGGACTCTCGTCTCTCCGGTTAATACAACCAGGCTCGCAACAGGCACAGCCTCAACGACAACCTGGCTTCGTGGAGATTCAACCTGGTCAGCTCTCCCTGGTTTCACGACAACAGACGCAGGAACAGTCCCACCTTCAGGTGGTGGCACCACCAATTTCCTTCGAGCTGACGGCAGCTGGACTATCCCAGCAAACTTCACATCAGTCGCTCCAGGCTTCACACCAGCATCAGGTGGAGGAACCTCTAACTTCCTCAGAGCAGACGGAACTTGGGCAGCACCTGGAGGCGGTGGAGCTGTCACAAGACTGACGCTGAGTGCTCCATCTAACTCTGGAACTGAGTGGAGCTCTACAGTCTCTGTTGCAGGAGCGACAGCATCTTCTAAAGTTTCCTCTGCATTGGTCCTCAACTCTTCGCTGGACCAGAACGGATACGATGAGCTACAACATATGAATGTGTGGGCAGTTCCAGCTTCAGGTCAGATTACTTTCACACTCACTCATAGACTCGGTCGATTCACCGGTCCCTTCTATGTCGATTACTCTTTAAGCTAAAGGAAGACAAATGTCAATCATTACAAGAACAGATGGAACCTACATACCAGTAAGAGAGGCACGCTCTACTACAGGAACTCTAGCAGCACTGAACGCTGAGGTTGTATTGGCACTGAGCGGAGATGCTTCTACACTTATCCAACTGTCAGCAGCAGCTGCAGTTACTATGACAGTATCGTTTGAAGGTTCGATAGACGGTGGCGTCAATTACTTTCCAGTCCTGGCAATACCTTATGCAGCAACAGTAGGAACTATTCCAGTCCTGTCGCAGCCAATGATTTCAGAAGCCTTCTCTGCTGTCATACCATACAGAGTTTATGCTCTGGCTACAGGTCAGCTCTCCAATGTGAGAGTAAGAGTTTCAGCCTGGACATCAGGAACAGTCTCTATCGCTATGCGTTCTGGACCTGAGCAGGAGATTCATCCTAACCTCTTCAACAGAACTTCTACTCTCTGTGTGACGGCTACTGGAGCGGCGGCAGCCGCTGTTACAGCTACTCTTCCTGCTGTTGCTGGTCTTCGTCACTACATCGACAACATCACCATCACCAGGTCTGCCACTGCTGCTCTGACTGCAGCTGCTGCGCCTGTCTTAGTAACGACAACTAACCTACCAGGAACTCCAGCATTCACCTTCGGTTCAGACGCTGGTGGTATCGGTGTCGATAAGACTGTAACCTTCGACGCTGGTGGAACTGGTCTGGCTGCAGCAGCTATAGGAACTGCTACGACCATAGTGTGTCCAGTCTATACTGGTGTCATATGGCGTGTGAATGTCATCTATCGTCTTGGTCTGTGAGGAGTAGCTATGGAAGAAGTAGCATCAGTTCTCAGTCTTGCCTCTGGTCCAGCTGGAGGTCTAATAGTCTGCTTCAGTATCCTCTGGTGGATAGGGAACCGGGCGCTACCAGTCTTCCAGAAGTATTTAGAAGACCAGAACCAGACGCTGAGAGACTTAGTTACTTCTATAGATGTAACAGTCCAGGAGCATAAGAAAGACAGAGCAGTGTTCGAACAAGCTATAGCCTCTCTCTCAGTGAATATCGCCTCAGTAGATGAGAGACTGGCTATAGTGGAGACAGAGATAGAAGAAGTTAGAGACGACATCACAGATGTGAAGGGGAAACTGAACCTATGAACGAAGAGATAGACAGGAACTTAGAGTCGAGAGTTAGAGCTCTAGAGAAGTGGGCTTCTGGTCTTGAAGAGGAGCTTAAGACAGCTACTCTACTACTGAAGGGAGCTAATCTTCAGACTGATAAGCTCTCTATAATAGTCCAGAAACTAAGAGGAGGAGACTGTGAATCCTGAACAAGTATTAGTGAAGGTGCCCTGGAAGGACGTTGCTATAGTAGTTTCCAGACTGATTAAGTTCTCCAAGGGAGGTATCTCTAAGGACGAAGCTAAGGAGTTGGTCTCTCTAATAGCTCTATTAGGAGCTCAGGTCTCTCTTGCTATAGGTCCAGAACTATCAGAGACTGAACCAGTATCTAAGAAGAGGAAGAAGTAGATGTTCGTCTATGACGTTGAACTTATACTAGCTGGTTCTCTATAAACAAATCGGGAGGATAAGTTACCTTATCCCCCCGACCGAGCCATCATCTTTCCGCGGCTCTTTCTAAACAAACTCTATTCGAAGTAAGGTTGGTGATATGCGATGTCCTTAATAGAGTTTGCTCAGACTGAACGATTACGTTCTTATATCTAAATAGTATCCTCAGCAGCAGAGTGTTTAAATTATTTTATGCTGTTTCTGGAGACAGAAGGGCTTTAGCCCTGTATCAGCTTCTTTGCTCGAGTATATTTCGCAGTTGGTGACCTCAAAGTTTTTGGCGTCTTCGACCAACCACTTGTTGCCAGCCTTATTCGCTTCCTGTTGCAGGCGTTGCTTAACGTTTCTGCAGGGCTACTTACGAATAAACCTGGAGGAGAATAGAGCCTCCCTTTCGAGACTTACTGGATAGCTAACATCGAAGTTAGATTTAGGCTCGTGTCCTTACTATGTCAGCTTCAAGACATAATAAAGTATCAATCACCATCTCAGCCGGAATCACACCGTGCAGTCTCTCTATCAACCATTACTCTGCTGCAATCAAGGCAGCTATGTTCTTACATATCTAATTATATGGTCCAGCAACTTCAGTAAAACTCAAGTGAAATTTTCTTGATAAAACCTGCATCTTCTACTTCCTGCCACTTCATTGTAGTGCAGATAGCATTGTGGCGATTGAAAGTGCGGCGGCCTTTCAGAAATCTCTTCAAGTCAGAAGAGCGATAGAGATAGCAAGCCCGCTCCCAGATGTTAATGAAGGCAACAACATCAGCATTGCCGCTCATCCAACCTATAGGTCTTCCAGCCTTAGTGGTAAGCTCAACACAGACAGTCTCATAGGCCCGCTTGTTCTGCCAGTCCCAACCGTCGTTAGACTTCACCTCTATCTGCAGGCCCTTATACTTCATATCAAAGCCCATATAGTAGTTGTCTGGCTTCTGGCTAATCCACTCAGTTCGCTCATCGCTCTCGCGCAGCTTATTATAGAGTTTGCCTTCCCACAGCTTGCCCGTATCCAAAGACTTCATCCCTTCCTTAGTATGCCAGTCGCTTATCATATATCACCTCATCGGTTTTTATCGCCGATGAAATAAATATTATGAAGACTTGTAATAATCCAGCTTTCCAGTATATTTATATGCAGGAGGGGAGGAGATATGCTTGATATGCCTATAGTTGTTCCAAGACTTGACGCCCTAACACCATCAACCGCGCGCTGCTATTTGGAGAAATCCCTATGAGAAACCGATTCGTCCCAGGAGACCTTGCCCAAGTAGGCTTACCACGCTGTAAGGAGAGTCAGCTTCAGACAGTAATGGTAGTCCATATAGAGGAGCCTAATAACACAGACCGTATATACACCGTATTAACAGCCCACGGTTCATACGAGAAGGTATATCAGGAACGCTTCATCAGGCCACTCTCTCGTATAGAAGGCGCCAAGATATGATAGCCGAGGATTATGTTCCCTCTCCAGGTTCCATAGTAGAGCTCTGCATAGGCGGTAATCGCTGGCATCCAGCCATTGTCGTGGAGATGGAACATAAACCATACACTAAAGAAGAGCCATACCAGTATAGGTGCGTCTTGCTCTGCGAGGGAGCCATCCATACTATCTGGCATCCTCAGCTAATAAGAGAAGTATGAGAAAGGGCGAGGCTCTGCCTCACTGTTGTCCGGCGTCTTGTTAACGGTTGTCCGGCGTCTTGTTAATGGTTGTCCGGCTTGCAGAAACGGTTGTCCGGCGCCCCTTTATGGGGCGCTTTGTTGTCTCTAACCTATTGACAATTTGTCACAAGAAATAATAAAAGCGGCATCAGTTCCCTGTGCCGCTCACCACGCCCTCTCTCTCGCCTCTACCAAAAACAAATCAATTGATTAGAATGTCTATCGGCCAATCGCCCAACCAAGTCTCCGCATTACCGCCGACGCTCGTCTCAACAGTCTTCTTCTCGCCGTAATGCCATACCTCGTAGTATTCAACTCTGATTGCATTGCCCTCGTCATCCACATCCCAGTCCAAGTCGTCCCCAATAAGACGCAGGACATTGATTGGGCCTCGTGTTGTCTGAACAATCTGGCCCATCTCCCAACGCTGTGGCAACTCTTCTACTTGTTCTCTTGTCATCGCTCTCTCCTCCCTTCAGATAATAAATATCTCCAAGCAGGAGTAAATACCGGATTAATCAAAGTATTTCAACAGCTCGTCCCCTATCTGCAGGCTCTATGGTGAGCTTGCCCCTGAAGACTGTTAGCCTCCTCAGTGACTGCCAACACGTTGTCTCTCCATCCAGCTCCACGAAGTAGCCACACACCTTCTTGCCGTCCAGCAGCATCTCCCTCCTCTGCGAGCGATTGCGTATGAGGAAGCATTCGATAGCATCCTCCTCCCATGAGAAGGCGTCCGCGATGACCGCGGCCGCTTCCTCCTCCTCTCCATCCGCTATGCTATTGGCCCACGTCCAGAGCCCATCCAAGTCCCACGACCATATGTCTGGACCGCGACAGCTCCTCACCACCATCTGGGGCAATGCCTCTCCCTCTATCCTGAGCAGCGTTCCCCTCTTCATCACAGCACCTCGCTGATTGCAGAGCGCTGCTCTTCCCACTTCCTATCCACATAGACAGAGAAGTATTGGGAAGTCTCGACATCATCGAGCCATCCAGACGGGAATAGCACTTCATTGTCCCGCTCGAATAGAAGGCAAGTAGTCTCCTTTCCCCCCTTCATATCCAGCAATCGCAGAAGAACAGGACTGTGGTCTCCCGTTACATTGCATCCCCAGTCACTCCAATCCACAGAGATTTCGTCCTCGTCCCAGTCATAGTCGAACTGCTGAGCGATTGCCGCTTCCATATCAATGCCATCCGGTCCCAAGCGTTCGTGTAGTTCCTGCCAATCCTCCTCCTCCAGCAAGCGCTCGAACATCTTGGCTCGCTTCCAGTGAAGACCGTCCTCCTTCAGTCCTTCAATAACATCCCTGAAGACATAGCTCCAATTGACTGGACAGCTCCATCCAGCGTCGAGATACTCCTGCAGGATTTTACCACCAACATAGTCCCTATCGCACTCATAGAGCTCGACCTTCTTATCGGCATCCAGGACCATCCACTGCACATCATCAACAACAATAACATTACCGGCTTCGATAGACATCGCATCTCTCCTGTTAGTGGGAGTATCACCGTCCCACATAGATAAATATTACTCTACTTCGTCAAGTGTTCAACACGCCTAAACTTGTAACGGGATTGTAACAAAGCGCGAACGAACGCGAACAACCTAATCAACAAATCACTGCAAATCTATCCTCTTCGTCGAAGTAATCGTCATCACTCCCATCAAACCTCTTGTCCATTAGTCCATCGCAAGAGGGAAAGATAATCCACTCATCTTCAACTCCATACCGATAATAAGTCTTTGGCCTATCCTCAAAGTGGTAAAAACCTAAATATTCTTGTAGAACTTCACTAATCAAATCCTCTCGCGAGAATATTCCTTGTTGTGGAATAATATGCTCGAGCTTATCCCATTCCTTCTCTGCGCAGAGATTGCTAAACTGTTGAAGTTCTTCTTCACACCAGTTCTTTCGATAGCTATCGATTATGTAGTTGAAATACCTATTCCAATCAACAAAAGTTGGCCAACGCGAGGTAAGCTTACCAATAATCTCTTCTTTCAAATACCTAAGAAGAATATCACCTTCGTCAAGAACTCGGATTGAACTCTCGTTCAAACTCTGGACAATGAACTTCTCACCACGAAATACAAATAGACTACCAACCTCAATGGACATCGCTCACTCCTTGTTTGCGTGGATGTTATCACCTCATCCACATAGATTAATTATCTTCTTCCAGCACAAAATGTTTAACTTGCTCAAAATATTTTTCATTCAAAACAAAATGAATATTCAATCGCGATTGAAAACTCAGAGTAAATTTAGAATTTGCTTTGTGACAATTGCGTGAAATGTTTGTGACATTTGTGTGACAACTGTGTGACAATCTGGTGACAACGTGGGACGGGATGGGCTGGGGCTGGGCTAGTGTGTAGAGTAAATTAAATATTTACCTAGGCCGTGGGCCATAGGAATTATAAAATTTTCTATTAGTGGAAAGCCGCTTTTCAAATCGAGCTCTAATTCCTAAACTTTTACTCCCCAGCCCTAATACTTATAGAACACAAGGAACAAGATGCAACAGCCACACAACACCGAACCAATCAAGCTAGCCGCGGGCGACAGAATAGAGATCTGCGGATCTCCAATAAACGCGTGTCTCTTCACAGTCCTGGAAGCCCTACCTTACACAACACATCCAGGACCTATAACAAAGAGCAAGCTATTAGTTAGTGGAAAGGGGGGAACCGGTTGGATAGATATAGAGCGTCGCGGAAACCGCGCCGCCTGGACAACCTGGGGAAGCGAAATCAAGGGGCCTTACGGTCCATTAGACATATAGGGGGATGTGATGGAAAAGAAGTATTCAAAAGCTATTGCTGCCTGCAACAAGCGTGACTCGCTGGAACTGAGCTGGGAGCTTATCCGTGTTTGCCTCCAGGACCTGGACAACGGCAATCCCCCAGAGCTGGGCAAGACTGTTGTTATCGAACTGGTAAAGACCGTCTCGGCCGCGGAGCGGCAAGCAGGTATGCCAGGCAGCAAGGTGGATCAGGTTGCTGCTGAGCCTCCAGCCAAGGATATGGACCGCATCAAGGACTGGTTGAAGGGCTAATGGCGAGACCACGCAATCCACCAAAGCTGGAAGAGGTATTAAAGGATCCTGTCCTATTCATATCTCGCCTCTCCATCGTGGATAAGAAGGGCAAGCTGGTAAAGATGAAGCCCCAGGGGGAGCAGATCTCTATCATCCAAGCCTTGCATAGCGGCGATGACGTCCTCATCCTCAAGCCCCGTCAGATCGGTAGCACCACAGCAGTGGCCGCCTACTTCTTCTGGAAGTGGTATGTGAGCGATAGCCCCACAACACACGTTATCCTCTCCCATAAGATGTCGTCATCCCAGCATATCTTCAAGATGTTCAAGCGCTTCTGGCAGGGGCTTCCCGGGGACTTGCAACGCGAGTTGTCTGTTACTTCTAACTCGACAATGACCTTAAAGGACACTGGCGCCACGCTGCAGGCACACACCTCAGCGGGCGACGGTGGCCTACGTTCCTTCTCAGCCTCCTCCATCCACATCTCAGAGTTTGCCTTCACGGACAACGCCGATGAGTTGAAGGCCACCGCTGTCGCTGCCCTTAACGGCGGCCAGCTCTGCATCGAGTCCACAGCCAACTACTGGGGCGATGCCCTGCACAATGAGATCCAGCTGTGGGAAGCTGATATGGTGGAGTGGCGCTTTCTCTTCTTCCCCTGGACTGAGCACGAGGGCTACAGGTTGGAAGCGCCGTGGGACTGGGAACAAGATCCTGAAAGTCAGCTTACGAGAGAACAACAATACTGGATGGCGAAGCAAGTGGGCAAGCTAGGCTGGACCAAGTTCCGCCGAGAGTATCCCCTTACAGTTGAAGATGCCTATGCCCAGACCGACGGCGCCTGGATTCCAGCATCACTCTTCGAAGACTTCAACGTTATCAAGGGGGAACCAGATGGCATCGTCTTTGCAAAGCTGGACTACAACGACAAGTATGCTATCGGCGTTGACGTGGGCGCTGGCACCGGCGGAGACTTCTCAGCCCTGGTCGTAATGTCAGCCCTAACAGGCGACATCGTAGAGATACGCCGCGCCAACGATCTAACACCAACAGAGTGGGCTGATGTTGTGGCCGATGCCAGCAGAAAGTGGCGTGATGCAAAGGTCCTTGTCGAATCTAACGGCACCTGGGGCGGTGTTGTTCTAACCGAGCTGCGTCATATGCGCATCCCCTTGTGGAAGACCGGTGAGGGCAAGGACTGGATCACCAACGCCTCCAACAAGCCTATTATGCTGGAGAGCATAAAGGATCGACTCCTGAAGGGGCAACTCAGAAATCTAGACCACTGGACAATGAGCGAACTGCGCTCCTTCAAGGTAAACGACCGCGGCGAACCGTTCTGCCCACGCAACGGCATCCATCACGGTGACACTGTTATGGCACTTGCCTGCTGCATCCAGTGTCTTGAGTCTGTGGCACCGCCAACGCAAGCCTACCTTCCAGACTGGTTAAAGCTGCGTCGTCTACAAAGAGCGCAAAATTCTGGAAATATGGAAGCACTTCGTCGTTATTAGAGATAATTATTCTTACAGGAAGGACTAGATGGCCAGAACAGAGAGAGACAGAATCAATTTCATCAGGGCTGCACAGCAGCAGCACACTGATTACTGGGATACGCTGCGTCCAGAGATGAAGCGCTATCGCAACGCCTACCTCACCAAGTTCTATTCCGACTCCGACTTTATCGATGCCTCAGCCATCCGCGTTGAGACAGCCGATGCCTACGCCGCCATCGAGTCGGTGATGGGCTCACTCTTCACAAAGTATCCTGGTATGGAAGTTGCCCCAGACATTCGCGGCAAGGGGGACATCGCCATCACGAAGGAGATAACGAATAACTGGTTGCGCAAGTGTCGCGACCAAATTGAAAACGCCGCCCGTATGGCTCTCATCTACACGCACTCCTTCCTCAAGCTCGCGCCTCGCGAGAGTAACAATATGCTAGATAAGATTGCTATGCGGGCGGTTCCACCTTGGCAGGTTATTCTAGACCGCGATGCCGCGGCCTGGGAGGACAGCAGGTTTATCGGTCACGTTTACTGGCTCTCAGTTGATGAGGCCAATCAGAAGTTTGGAACCAAGAAATGGCAGGGCACACCACAGAAGGATTACTTCACAGACTACGAAAGGAACACAGACAGAAGCTATCGCTCCAACGGTGATTCACCAGATCTACCTAACGAATACCTCTACATCGAGATCGTCGAGATGTATGACTTCCTCAATAACGAACTGCTATTCTGGAGTCACTGTTATAAGAATGGCGAAGAACTACTGTCTCGTGATGCTATCCCAGTTCTTACCTATGATGGTCGCCCTATGTCCAACTTGGTTCCACTCTATTTCTCTCGCTCTCCAGATCGTCCGATGGAGGGCTACTCTGCAATGGCCAGAATCTACGACCAGTGTTTTGAGAAGAACATCCTCAGAACCTTCTGGGCCAATGCCGTTCGTCGCGACTCACGCCAGTATATCTACAAGGAAGGCGTGTTCGATGAGGAGGCGCTGGCCAAGATCACAGCCGGCGTTGACGGCGCAATGATTCCAGTCGACAACGACACCATCAGCGGCCTCATCGATCAGGTTCCAGTTACTCCAATCTCTTCGAACCACGCTGCCTACCTCAACTACGTTGAGCAGGATCTGAACAAAGGTTCGCTCATTGCCGGCTTTACTCGCGGTGAAGCAAGCAAGGCAACAGCAACAGAGGTAACCGCGCTCATGCAGTATACCGCCTCTGAGCTGGGCAAGATGGCCCGCGATAGAGACTCAGCAATGGAAGCAGCAATCCTGCTCTATGTTCGTATGCTCATCCCCCTGCTGGACGATGGTGACGACTCTGTCATCGTTACCTCAGAGGGCGCCAAGGCACTCACACCATCCCGTATCGACGCCGACTGGAAGTTTTATGCAACCGACGGCGGTTCAACTCCAATGAACGACATCATCAAGAAGACTCCGCTCATCCAACTGTTCCCACTGCTTGCTCAGCTGGGCGTTCCAATGAACAAGGTTCGCGACGAGATTGTTCGCCTCTATAACCTGCCTCCTTCCTTTACTGAAGAGGCAACTGACCTTCCAGCCAATATGGAAGTTCCTAATAACGTGGGCTCTGCCGCTGTTCCTGTTCAATCGCCGTCTGAGATCTCAGGCGCCATCGGTGGTAGCTGATGCCGCTGTATGAGTTTGTATGCGAGCGGCACGGCACGTGGGAGATGATTGCTGCTCACACCGTTGAAACACTTGCCTGCCCAGACTGCGGCGAGGAATCAAAGCGCATCTTCTCACTCTGCGCCAGGACAACTGCCCACTGGGGAGACAGCGACTGGGGCATCAATGGTCACTATGATGCTGGACTCGGTCAGCGCGTATTCAGCAGAAGTCACCAGGATAGGTTGTTAAAGGAACGCGGTCTCATCCGTGAGAGTGACCTTGGCGGTGATAAATTCGTCGATGACTACAAGACAAAGGCCTTTGCTGAAAGAGACAGGTTAGATAAAGTAACAAATACCTACACAGATAATCTAAAGAAGTATGGTGGCGACAAGATGAAAGCAGTTGTCGATACCTTTCCAGCACACGAGATGTTAGCCCAGCCAGATAAAACCACATCAACAGGAGTTTGAGATGCCAATGGACGAGATGAAGAAGATGGACCTTGAAGCTATGAAGAACGATATGATGGCAATGGAAGAAACTGCCGATATGCGTGAGGACGAACTGTATGCCAAGGCTGCTCCCTCAGGACGCTTCACCGGCAAGACTGTCAATGCACTTATCGACGCTGCCAACCGCCTGCTGCCATTGTTCGGCATCAAGGACCAGCATCCACGCGTTGAAGGCGATATGCAGACCAAGCTGCCCACCTCACTGATGAGGCTTCTGTCTATGGTAGCCGCTGCTATTGGGGACGCTGTTGATGAAGGTATGCTGTCTGAGGATGCCGTTGTTATGCTGGATGGCATAAGCGACGATGCAGGCCTGCAGGCACTTGCTGGCCGCCTCAATATGGCAGCAAAGTCTCCCCAGTTCAAGAAGTTCCTGAAGTCTCCAAAGAAGGTCTCGGTTGAAGTCGAGGTCGAGAGTGGCGGCGAAGGAGAGGAAGGCGGTGAAGCATCGCCCGAAGAGATGAGCCCAGATGATATGGACGCAATGTTCGCGTCGAGGATGTAACAAATGAGCACCACAGCAGCCACGCCAGAAATGGCACCTGCAGCCACCACGGAGACATCGGCAGCTGCAGACAATAGTAACCTTGGGGCCACTGCACAGAGTGTCCCCGTTAGTCAATCTGATGCCTCCGTTGATGAGTATGAGCTGAGCCTAGAGGATCTAGCTGCAGCGGACTTTGGAAACGATCCTGCGATGCAGGGCACACACAAGGGAATCCCAGACTACAAGAAGATACTGGAGCATATTCCAGAGAACGGAAGAAAGTTGGTCCAGAACCTGAGGGCTAGCTACACACAGAAGACTCAGGAGATCGCCGAGCTGAAACGCGCCCTAGAGTCAGAGAAGCAGAATCTACAGAAGCAGCGTGAATTGCTATCAGAGTCAGAGTTTGCTAAGAACGTGAGGGAGATAGCCAGCAAACCTGTTGAATCGGATCCCTGGTCGGATGAAGGTCTGCAGGAGCGCATCAACCAGAAGGCTGCTCAGATGATGCAGCAGATGCTGGAGCCCTTGCAGCAAGATCTTGAAGTCCAGAAGCGTCAGGCTGCGCTTGACTCGTTCAAGGTAAAGCATCCAGATATGACATCGGACGAGCTCCGTGTTCCCATCGCAAAATTACTGATGGAACGCCCAGAGCTTAAACTAGAAGATGCATACTATCTAGTAAAGGGACAGAAGAGTATTGAACAGTCAGCTCAGGAAAAGCAAGTGAGACAAGTCCAGAAGGAAGTTCTCAAGAAGACATCAACTGGCAACGCTGTTCGCAATGCTCAGCCACCAAAGTTCAAATCGGCCTGGGAAGCATATCAATATCACAAGGCCAATGGAACAAAATGAGAATTAAGAATTTCAAGAGTATAGTTACAAGTATCGTGCAACTCCTCCCTACGACATCATCGAACCGAAAGGTCACCGTGAAATGGAA